CATACATTTGCTGCCATACCGTGTCGTTCTTCTTTATGAAGAAGATCTAGAACTGGAACTGGAGCTTCAGGACTGATGCGTTTGACATTACCGTAATAGTAGACATCACGACAGTTATCGCCAAGCAAAAGAATATATGGAGTCTTCATAGTTTTCGTAGGATAATTTCAATACATGATTCAATACAAGGATGGAGGGTTTGGTCCTGCGGAGGATAGCCTTCATAATAAAAGTCTCGAATAACTTCGATCTTCTCTACGACTGCATCAGTTGCACAGCATTTCTTTAAAAAGTCTAACACATAGATGTTTTCAGGCGCAGTGACATTCTTCATACTAAACGTAACTTTGTGATCTGTATTATAAATGCTTGGCCAATTGCCTTGTTCATACATCTCACGATCAGGAATAGTGATGATTAAATACCCATTGCTTTTACATACACGAATCCAGTTCTTTAAAGCAATATGAGGATCTATCATATGCTCTAAGCAATGACTAGATGTAACAAAATCGTATTCGTTATCTGATACGCCTTCTAAGTATTGTGCGTCACCATCAGGAAGATCCCACGGTCTTACATCCTGAATATTGCGAAATACATGGCGAAGGCGACCAAGATTGTCATCGCCGCATCCAATATCAATCCCCTTTCCAACAAAATAGCGATTATGAAAGTTACCATCATCAAATCGACGTTTAGCAGCTTTACTTTGTTCAAACATGTTGTACCTCACTCATCAACAAACCATACATCTCCACCTGACACAAATCTTGAAGTATCTTCTTCGAAGCTATGCGGGATTATGTAATCGTCTTCTATTTTTTCTTGAACTTCTGGATCACTTAAAGGCCTAAATCCTTGTCGAGAATTGCGTTGACCTTTTATCCATTTATTTATTTCACCTTCTTCAGTCTCATAAAACTTCTTACCACCAATAGACTTTTTCTTTTTATCTTCTTCTGTCCATGTCCTACTGTTAGCACAAGAGGGAGAACAAAATTTGCCATTTCGTTCATGCTCATTACCACACTTAGGACATGTTTTCATTAGTCGATAAAGGGATGAAGATTTTTATTTTCTGATAGCAATGACTTAAGAAAAGCATTTTCATCAAGAGTCTTAATCAAAGACTTTTCAACTACTTTATACTGATTATGAAGATTTTGATATATCGTCTCCAATGTATTAAAGTTATCTCGCTCATAATAATTTTCTTGCTTATACATAGACATCTCCTATTGTTAAGCTTGTTGATAGAGGGGTTATTTATAACATTCTTAAAAGTGCGACCATATCAATGGTCATCAAGAGTCCATAGTTTAAGAGCATACCAAAGGACCTGCGAGTAAAAGCAGACCAAGCGTACATACTACAACTAATAATCCAAATAGGATAAAACACCATAAGGGGAGGATTAGGAACGGTAAGCGCCATTCCAAGAGCACACCCGATGCTGCCACACCAAGCAAGGCACTCAATAATAAACCGAAAAGGATTTGAATTAAAGTCATATCTTATCCATTGTATAGTCTTCTTCATAATTTGGCTCCCAGAGACGGGTACGATCCGCCAACCTAGTGATTAACAGTCACTTGCTCTACCAATTGAGCTATCTGGGAATATATTCTATATATTATACTGTGTTATAAAATTATTGTACAACACTTCTTCCATCTCATATGCTTCTAATTCCCATGGTGCAGAGGTGTACATTTCATATTCATTCTCTACTATATATGCTTCGCCCTTCCAATGCATCTGATTCTTCTTAAACTGCAATTGATTTTTTCTATATTGCTTTAAGTGAACCATCTCATGAGCGAGAGTTCTAAGTCTTTCTTCTTGATTAAGTTTAGACGCTATTTCAATGTAGAAGTTCTTTGGATAATAGTTAGTTTCTGGTAAACACCATCCATGAATATTCATATTTGCCGGAGACTTCATAAACGACAATATAATATCTAAATATCCAGGATCTTTTTTAAATAATTGAGTGCAATAAAATATCGTTGCATCTTTATACAATTTCTTTTGTTTTTTAGCAGTTATACCTTCAATCAGTATTTCAATCATAGAGACCCATCGCTTGAGATTCCATGGTCAATAAATCTAAAATGCCATGTGAATACCATTTTGGAATTTCACGATTAGTCCATCGAGCAAATCCATTTTTCTTCATGATATAGTACATGCGATAGGCATTTACTGCACCATGAGTCTTACACTCTTCTGGCATGGCCTGAGGAGGTTCCTCAATTAACAGACTCTTGATTGGAATATTACGAGGAAGTCTTGACAAAGCAAATTCAAGTTCACCAGTCTTATGCTGTTTACCATATCGATGAGTGTATTCTTTCAACAAGTACTTCCACATCGTAAGCAACCAAGTATAATGACTTGCATCCTGTCGAACCCAGACAGCAGACGGATGATTGACATGAGATGCCTTATAGATCATGCTATCAATATGATCATACAACTTCCAACGCTTGATCTTACGACCAGAACTGCTGTCAATATATTCTTTACCATCCAGCATACGATGAGCAGTAGACATCAATTGAGCATACTCAATGATCATCTTAACGACATGTTTGTCGCAATGGTATTCTGCACACTGTTGTGGATCGTACGATAAGAAAAAGATGTTCATAAAATTCCTATAATGTATTATAGCTATAATACTATATTTCTATATTTAAGTAAAATCTTCAAACACAGCCTTATCAAATTTCTTCTTCATAGGCGATACATTAGAAGTATCACGACTCTCATCGATAATGTCTTGTTGTGCTGTCTGTTCTACATTGTAGAGCTTCATTTTAGCTCTATCAACGCCAATTACAAACTTCTTATACATGTTTGGATCACTATACCGATTCTTCAGCTGCTTGACCATCAACTGATTTAGACCATTAAGTTGTTCGCCCGTGATGATGGCAAACATGAAGTCTGCAGTTGCTGGTAGACCAAATGATTCAGAGGTATCTTCAAGACCAACATCAGAGTTACTATAGCCACTACGATTTGTCTGTGTAGCAGAGATGATTGGCACATTGAACTCTACTGCAAGACCACGAAGTTCTTCTGCGATTGCCTTTACATATGTATATGAATTGAAGTTAGTACCAGTCTTCAATCTTGCAGATGCACAGATGTTTAGATAATCGATATAAACAATATCTGGTACAAAGTTCTTCTTGATCTTCAATTCATTAAACAGATATCGAAAGTTAGATGAACTTGCAGATGCAGTAGGATATTCTTTTACAATCAACTTACCAACAGTCTTTTCTTTTGCACGATTGATCTTACGTTCATAGACATCTCTTGGCATCTCTGCCAATTCATCCATAGTCACATTCAAGATGTTTGCATCGATACGTTCAGCAATCTTCTCTTCAGACATTTCGAGAGTGATATATAATACGTTAATACCACTCATCAGATTAGCTGATGCACAATGACACATAAACATTGATTTACCAACACCTGTGCCTGCAAGTACAATGTTCAATGTCTTAGGCGATAATCCACCTTTGGTAATCTTGTTAAAGTACTCGAGATCAAATGGAATCTTAGATTCCTTACGATGGTACATCGCATACCGATCTTCCCAGTCATCAAGTAAGTTATGACCAATATGTGTATCAAAGGAGACTGCCAGAGCATCAGACAAGAGCTGTGGGATAGATCCCTTTGAGATCTCAGCTTTGTCATCAGACATCAACTTGATAGACTTAGAGATCGCATTGAACAAAGCTTGATCTTGACAGAACTTCTCTGTCTGATCAAGCAACCAAGTTACCTTGGTATTTGGGTCAGAACTTAAGTTCTCGATAATATTAGTACTATCTTTGAACTGTTGTTCGTTTAGATCTTTACGATTACTTAGATCGATGACCAACGCCTCCTTCGAGGGAAAGGCGTTGTACTTCTTTAGATATTCATCGATCAGATTGAAGATTACTCGATCATTTACATCCTTAAAGTATTCATCTTTGATGAAAGGGATAGCTCTGCGACCATAGTCTTCATTAAAGAGCAGACTCGATAGAATCGTCTTCTCGATCGTCATTCAATTCTCCTACGCTGTAAGTACCATAACTGAATTCTTTCTTTGCGCACTCGTCTAAGCGTTGCAACATCTCATCAGTAAAATACTTTTCTGGATTATTATTAATTTCTTTACCAAACAATTTGGTACCGTCTGGTAATTCATAGCGAGTAGTAACTTTCTTGATGATGTCATACTTTTCAGCTAGTTCAAGCAGACCATAGTACTTATCAAGTCCTTTATCATAGGATAGTCGTACTTCAACCTGGCTATTTTCTTTAGATAACCGAGATTTATACATCTTAACTTTAACGATGTTACCAACAACATCTGTGCCATCTTTATCTTTCTTCTTAGAAAGCATGGCAATAGTAGAAGCTGCATATTTAAGACCCGAACCACCTGAGATTTCATTGGTAGGTACATATGCACCGACTGCTGCATAGACATGATTAGTCAAGATTAAAGGCACCTTAACCTTAGCAAGTTTTAGAGTAAGCACTCTAAACGCTGCCTTGATAACCTGAGCCTTAGTCATATCTCGCGTTTCTTTACCTTCAGCTGTATCTTCCATTTCTTTTGTAGAAGACAATAGACCCAATGAATCAAGAACCATCATGAAAGGAGGGCGTTTATCTCCGGATTTTTCATAGTAGTCAAGAGTCTTGAGTGCATGAGTCCTAAACTTCTGAATGGTATCCATTTCGGCAACGATTACTCGTTTAGTATCGATGCCTCGCTGTTCCATCATCGATTTGGTAACTGCAGCTTCAGTGTCATAATACATAACACCAGCTTCTGGATTAGCATCTAAGAACGCTTTGACGATGCCGAGTACGAAGAAAGTTTTTCCTGTAGCAGATTCACCGGCGAAAGCAGTAATCTTATTATTTGGCACACCACCAAAAAGACTACCACTAAGCACAGCGTTGAGAATATAAGAACCAGTATCAATGCATCCACTATATTCTGCAGAACCTTGACCATCAGCGGCGATTCGAGTATCTTCATCTTTGAGCGTCTCCACTAGATTTTTGAAAAATGACATATATTTCCTTTCAGTTTCACTTACTGTGATTATATAGTATAAGGTTAATAAAGTACATCAGTCTTTGATGATTTTATCCATATCTGCGATAAACTTTTCAATTCTTTTCTGTCTGTTTGGCCAATGAATCACATCTTTATCAGGATCTTTTAATAGATTCTTCAATAAAGGTAAAATCATCTTATACAGCGTATTCATCTTATTACGATACTTATCTGTTTCTGGAATGTCTTCTTGGCTAAGGATGGTAAAACCAAAGTCCTCATCAAAATCATCCATTACTGATTTTTCTTTCATGCAAAGAAATCCTCGAGACTTGTTGAAGTATTCTCTTCTGCTGTCCAACCTATCTTTTCGATGATGCCATTCAATGGTTCAATGAAGGCTTTTTCGAATTGGGTATGATAGTCGATATGACGATGAAGCTCAAACTCTTTAGGTAACTCACCTGGACATGATATGACTGACATACCATATTTATTAGGCGTAAGGTAACAGAACTTAATTTTTTCACCATCCATGATATACTGAAGTTTCTTCGACATATCTTTTGCTCGAATGATATGGTTATAACATAAAGCTCCTCTGACTTGAATGGGAGTACCTTTTGCATAGACGTCTTGCTTACGAGAATACTTATTCATACCATTACACCCACGAGGAAAGGCAATCTGTTCGAATGAAAGAGTGAAGAATTCTTCCTTGAATTTCTTCACAAATTCGATGAGCGCTTTATTATCTTGAGTCATGATAATCTTAAGAGCTTTCTTAATAGATTCTCTACACGACAGAGGAGTAGAAGACTTAACAGCTTCAATGCCCATGATCTTGAGTTTAGGTTCAGCATAGCGTACTCCTTCAGAGTCGTGTACGTTTAAGATGTATCGTTTCTTTGCGGTCCAGATACCTTTATCGGCGATAGACTCTCTCTTCATCTTCATCTTTTGGTCATATGCATTTGTATAAGTTGCAAGCTTAGCATAAGATGCGTCTATGAATGGCTCAAGCTTTTCACGGCATACTTTGTTCAGGTACTCTACAATCTTTGCAGTATCCTTCTCACCAGGAAATACGTGGTCGACCAATCCACTTAGATTGATATAGATCGAATCTGTATCTGATGCGATGATGTAGTCTTTGTCAGTTTTAAGGATGTTGTTGAGATACTGGTTCATCTCATTCTCAATCCATCGAATGGATACCTGACCTGCAAGAGTAATACATTCTGCCAAGGCGATCTGATAGTATCGAAAGAACTTATTACCTAATGCGCCATAAGCTGAGTTCAACATGATCTTGAAAGCCATCTGAAGATTATTATATCGAGCGATCTGCTTTTCGAGCTCAAATGTCTTGGTTATCTGATACTCTTTCTGAGCCTCGATCATCTTCTTCTTATAGATGGTACGCTTGTTGTAATACATCTCCATCAGTTCTGGTAAGAAGCCTTGCTTATCACGACGAAAGATACAACGATTAGGAGTCTTGATAAGATCTGTATCCCATTCATCTGCCTCACCAGCAAGGAATCGATCTACATCCTTTTGACCAGAGATCTGTCCATAATAGGTTTCAGGTGAGATGTTATATTGCATGATAAGGTGAGGATATAGACTGTTCAAGTCGAATGAGCATACCCAATCATGAATGCCAACCTGAGGTACCTTTACATATGCACCTGCAAATGATGCTTCAAATTCATCATCGTTTTGAATACCGCCTTCAGATAAGTTTTCTAAGGAACCAATCATAGCATAAGGAATATCTGGAATGCTTTCCTTTGGAGTTACTACGATATTACGTTCAAGCAAGAAGTTATGACTGATGATGTCCCATAGTTTTACTACACCAAATGTGTCAGCATAGTTAACTTTTGCAGCATATGCCATAGCGAATACAAGTTCGATCAGCTTAAGCTTATCTTCTAGTCTTTCAATCAGATCTACGTCTTTGATGTTGTAATCAATGAATAGTTGGAAGTTGTTCTTATACAACTCATGTAGATTACCGTATTCAGAGTAGTCTAACTTCTTTTCTCCGAGCTCGACCATAGCGATATGATCTAGCTTGTATGATTCCTGATTAGAATAGGTGAACTTCTTATAGAGCTGAATGTAATCAAGAGTGGTGATACCCATGATGTCATAGACATTGAAATGACCATTGGCTTTACCGCGACTGACATGCTTTTCATTGACGATACCCCATGGAGACAGACGTTTCATG